CAGGGTTGTCAGAAACTCTTAAAAATTGATTACCTGCAATATACCCAAAACCACCATAATCAAATCTTAAAGAGCCACCACTTGTATGCATTAATGCAGTAGGGCTAGCAGTCCCTATCCCCACATTAAGCCCATTGTCAAAAATCTGAGAGTTGGTTAACCCTCCAGTTGCGTTTGACCACTTGGTGACAAAGTTTGCCGTTCCTGTTCCTGCTGCAATTCCTAACTCCGCAAATGTCTTGTTCTTCCAAAGTGATGTGCCAGCCTCGTAAGCTAATAGGTTGTTGTTCGCCAACGTACCAATGGCTACATCATGAAGCTCATCAAGTTCAAAGCCGTTTTGCACCTTTACAAATATTACCCCCTGCGTTGCATGGCTTCTTAAACAAAATCCAACTACCACCATGTGATTTGGTGCTGATGGCTTTGTTGTTGTCATACCTCCTGCAACTGTCGGGCTTAAATATATCGTTGCACCTTCAGCAAATGCGGAGGTGTTTATGCCCTCAAGGTTTCCAAAGGTTGTACAAAATGCTTTTTCTCCACCAGTTACAGTTTCTGCTATAATACCAAATGTTTTACTGCTTGTACTCTCTGCGTTTGCCTGTGCTAATCTTACGGTCTTATTAATGCCATCACTTCCAGCAGTATAAACCACCGTTCCCTTTGTTAATCCTGCATTGTCGGCACTCTTTACATAAACGATTGAACTCTGACCTAAACGGTAATTAACATTCCCGCCTTTTAAGCCAAATTCTAATGTTCCAAATGTATCGTTCCAAATTGTCTTAGCAACGCCAACAGTTTGAGCCGTTGCCACATTATACTGAACCGCTCCAACGTCTAATCTATTATCTAAAAGGTCTAATCCTGTGGACTTAATTTGTCCAATATTAATATTGTTCCTGATTATGTTAAAATCAAAGTTATCAAGCGTTCCCAGCTTCTTTGTCGCTACCGTTGCCGTATTTCCCTCTTGTAACCAAGCTAAATCCTCAATATCTTCTAATAAAGCATAAGTACCATCTTTTGCTGGCTTTATTAGTGTAAAATTTCCCTCTGTATCTTCTGCAACGTCTTGAATACTTCCATCGCTTGCAGTCCTTAAAAATACGTCAGTTGAATATAATCTGCTGATTCTAAAATCTTGTCTAAGACTTAAACTCTTTTGCCCATCTGCTAATGTATTAATTTGAATATTCTTGTCAACAAACTTTAAATTAAGGTTGTCTCCATACTTCCTATTCATATCAATATCAACTTGATTAAGAATAGAATCAATATCTAAATTAACATCCGAATCGTAAACTGGTAGTTCCTCTATCGTATCAGCATTAACTCCCAATCCGATTGTCTTAATATTTGCCTGCTTTAACTTATAGTTATATTCATAATTATGTATTCTGTGCTTTTCGCCATCAATATCTAATAAGTCTCCAAACTCAATATTGGCTATTACTGTACCTTGATAAAACTTTTGTCTTTGAGATAAAACACTCAAATAAGAATCAGCAATAAATTCTTCAATAGGTAAAGAATTATAAAGTGTTATTGGCTTTGTGGTTGATCCGTTAAAAAACAAAGAATCATAAGAAACTGGGAATGATGGATAACCTACGCCAAGTTTTATCGTTAAATCTCCACTTCTATCTTTTTGAGTTGATACTCCGAACTTTTTAGTAAAACCGTTTAATGCATTGTTATTAACATCTTCTACTACTATGTTAATATAATCTATTTGAGTTGTTGAGCGTAAAGCTGTTGAACCTGCTGGGAAATCGTCTCCTAACCTTTCTGGCATAAATACCCTAACGTAAATTTTATAAGGCAAATCAGAAACAGCGTCAAGATATGGGAATGGCATAAATTCACCATAAACTGGTATGACGTTTGAAAGAACTGGAGGTGTGTCTGGTAAAAGAAAAGGAACTTGAGGTACTGTTATTACTTCTTCAACATTATCTTTAAAATCTGCTGCATAAATAGGTGTATTAACTCCTGATACTGCTCTATACCAACTCCCTTCATTTGTTAAATAATAAAAATTTACATCTAAATCTTGAACGGCTATTATTTGCAGCCTTAAATTTTTAATAAAACTACCTTTTGTAGATTTAAACTTAATCTTTATTTCCTGTTTAGGTGTAAGTTCAAAACTACTTTTAAAAGGGAAATATGTTGTTGGAGGACTTTGTACATAAGAAGTGTCTGGCAAATTACTCGGTTGAGTATACCAAGTATTCCCTTTGTTTGTTAAATAGCCATTTGTAATTTCAAATAACAATGGTGCAATCCCCTCAAAAGTCCAACCGCTTGTATTTTCAAAATCTGCATTTGAATTTAAACTTCTTGATATGGATTTAGTCTTTTCAATCGTTACGCTCTTTTGGCTGAACATAAGCCCAAAATCGCCGCCTGCTATCCTTGTTACGCTTTCATCTGGTCTTGTGTACGTTGTGCTTGATTGAAGAACTCCAGCATTACTATAAGTCCTTTTTACGCTATTTACTTTTGATATTTCTGCAATGTTTTTAATATCCCATCTTCCATCGGTAAACGTAAATTGTCCGTATTGCTGAATTATACTATTAATAACATCATAACAACTTAACCCCTCAAAGAACTTATCTTCTATAAACGATTCATAATAGTATGGCTTATTTAAATCTGCATCCCTTAAATCTACATTATCAACTACTGAATATCCAAAGCTATTGACGTATGGAATATTGTTAATACATTGTATTATTACATCTAATAACTTTTTTCTTGTTCCTGATGGTAAAAAAGTTATAGTTTTTAAATTTACCAATCCACATTCAGCACTTAAATTAACAGAATAAATCCCATCATTTAAATCTGAATCCGAACCTTCAAAAGGCACAATAATAGCATTGTATTGCAATACTGTATTCTTGTAAACAACCGCTACAGCATCGCCATAATTTTGACCGGTAAAGTCCACCGCATGAAACGAAGCATTCGAAATGGCTTCAATGCTAATAACTGATGGTACAATTCCACCGAGATATTTCTCGCCAACGTCTTTATTGTACGTTCGTGTTAGTGGATTACCTCCTGCTATTAATTCTGTCGCTGTGCCTGCAAAACCTTCGACCCAAATTTCTACTTTGTAATCGTCTGCGTCAATATCTGAAAACTCAAAGAAATATTTTAATGCCTTAGCCATTTGCTCTATTTACGTTATTTAATACCCCTACTAATGTATTGCCTTGAATCTCGAATTTTACGGTGTTGTTAAATCCTGATGGATTTTGGAATGGTACAATATTCCTTGCTCCTGTTGAAGTACTAACAGAAGTAGAAGAAGAACCAACAGATGAACTTGACAAAGCCATACCACCACCTTTTAACCCTATACCTAATGCTGCTAATTTGCCACCTGAAATAAGTTGAGCAGTTCCAGAACCCGGTACTGCTATATTCATTAAAATTCCTCCTACTATTAAAGGTGTAGCCATTTTAAAAAAGAAATCTCCTAATGCACTTAAAAACTGACCAAGCATCTTTTTGAAATCAAATTTTATATTTCTGTTAAAAATTGATGCTAACCCTGTTGCTAAAACATCTCCTAAGAATTGAGTTCCCATTGTCATAGCTTCATTAATTGTATAAAAATTCTTATTAACAAAACTAACTAAATCACTGCTAAATCCTGAAATTATTGGTTTTATACTTCCTTTTAATGCTTCAAATTTTGACTGCAAATTATCTGTTGACTTTTTTAAATCTTCACCAAATAATTGGTCAATTAACCCTTTGTCTTTTTTGCTTGCATCTTCTGACCTTGACATTGTAAAAGGAATAGGACTTACCGAAGTTCTTCCCAATTTTTTTAAATTAGAAAGTTCCCTTGCTTCATTTAATTCCTTGATATTTTTTTGGGTGTTTTTTATTTCTAAATTCAATAAAGCAAGTTCAAAAGTATAATCTTTTACAGCCTTTGTTTCTTCTGGCGGAACTATTGTCGGAGGTTTAGCAGCAGAGCCTGAACCACTACCTGACATTAATTCTTTATATCTTTTTACTTTTTGTGTTAGTTCCTCCATGGCTTTGGTATTTGGAGTTATACCAACAGCTAATAATTCTCTGCTTGTCTTTACATTTTGTGCAAGTTCTTTATTTAAATTAGAATATTCTTTTGCTTGATCTGCTGCACTTTTTGAAGCAAATAAAGCATCTTGCATTTCTGTGCCTAACCTTTTGCCCATTATGCCAATTCTATTGCCTCCAAAGAAAGAAAAGAAGTCTTGCCAACTTCCTGACTTTACAATATAAGTCAAATCCTTAGCCATATTAGCTAATCCGTTTTGCATTGATGCCCAAAAAGAAGTTACTTTAGAATCATCTAAGGCAGTTATTAATAATGCAAGCTCATTTGTTAACCTATTTGCCGAACCACTAATGGTATTTATATTTGCTTCCGCATTTTTGCCAAATGCTTCTTCCATTCTTTTAGCAAAAAACGGTAAAACCTCCGCAGATGCTAATCTTCCCTCATCTAATAATTTCCCTAACTCTTGCGTACTTCCTGAAACCGATAGCCCTGCATCTTGTGCTGCCTTAGCCATCATGCCATAAGCACCCGGTAATTGCTCACCTAATTGTCCTTTTAACTCTTCACTTGAAATAGTACCTTTATTCATCATCTGCTCAACAGCTTTTAATGATAAAGAAACTTGTTCATTGCTTAGTTTTAATGCCGACCCAGCATCCACAACTGACTTAAATATATTATTTATTTCCGACGTTGCAATTCCTGCTTGCTTGGCTGATGCATAAAGTCCTTTATAAGAATCACCTAAAACAAATAAATCTTGTCCTGTTTGGTCTGCAAGTTTAGTAATAAATCCTAACGCCACACCATAATCTCCTGTGGCTTCTGTGACGTTTTTTAAAGGCATTTTAAGAGCATTAAATCTTTCCTCTAATAAGAATAGATTCTTTATGCCTGTAAGTGCCTTAGAAGCCAATTCAATAGAAACAAAACCTTTTACAATACTGCTTAAATTACTTGTCCATGATTCACCAACTGAATTAGAATCTTTCCTTGTTTTATTAGAAAATTGCTCTAATTGTTCAGAAACTTTTCCTAAACCAGTTTTTAATTCTTTTAAATCTACACCTATTTGAACTTCTAAATCTGCCGCCATTATTTTACCAAATTTTTAAATAAATTTATACTTGCAGTTTGGTCTTGAACTATTGCTTTATCCAATTCCAAAGGTTTGATTTTTTCTGGCGTTATAGCTTTTCCACCAAATGAAGTATTATTTATTATTGTCATTAATTCCCTTGTATGTAACCATTTTTTTTCTTCCCTTCTCTTGTACCCCTCTGATAACATAAAAAACTCGAACAAAGTAAGTGTAATTAAATCATCTTCCCTTAATTCGAGTTCTCCATAACAATACAATAATAAATTATATAAGCTTACGTTTACGTTGTCACCTCCTGCTCCGTTTTTTTTTCTACTACATCAAAACCACCATACAAAGCATTGTTCATCGTAATTAAACTTTCTTGGCTCATCAAACCATTTATGTCTATTAGTATTGAAACTTCTTCTTCTGTTTTATCAAAAGGTTGTCTATTAAATGAAGCATAAGTTTTAGCACCATGATAAACCATTCCTACAAAATTATCTACAACCTTAATCATGTCCGAACTATCAGACATTTCTTTTTCAAACTCCGTAAAAGAAAGTTTTCTTGCTTTACAAAAATTCATGATTGAAGTCATCACAAATAAACAACTGATAACAACTTCTCCCTCGCTATTTTTGAACTCTACTAATCCCTTCATATTATGGTGCTACTGTTGAAATAGTCGGACTTCCTGTCGGAGTTAAATCACAAGTAAATGTTGCTGCTTCGTCCTGTCCAAATGTCAAAGGTACACTTGTAACAAAGCATGCCCATTGGTAAGTTGTATCTCCTGTGGTTGTGGTCTTAAACTTAACAGTTAACTGTGTGCTATTAACCAAAGCATCTACCAGTTGATCTACTTGGTTTGTGCCTGAAAAGTTGACCATTCCACTAATAGAAATTGAACCTTCTTTTAAACCTGCTATCACTTCTCTCCAACCGTTTGAATCTTTGGTTGTAGTGTCTATCGGAGACATCGTGAAACTAATTTCACTCGAATCTGTATCCGTTATTAAGGTTTCTGTTCCACCCGAAACGGTGTAAACCTTCATGTCTTTCCCGTTAAATTTTCCGCTTGGCATTGTATTATATTATTTTTCAAAAAATTTATGTTGCAAAATTGCTACTGTCCTGTAATTCGTTTCACTATTACCATCATTAAACCCATCAAAACTACCACTTAATTCTAAACTGACAAAATTAAATATTGTACTTGTTAAATTTATTGTGTCTCTGCTTGGATTAACTATTGTTAAAACTGCGTTTAATATATCGTCCGCTTGTTTCCTGCCTCCGTACGTTGGTATAACCTCTGTGTTAACTTCAATATTTAACGTTGCAGTTCCTCCAAAATTGTCCTTTGTATTTTGGTCTTCTGTCTGAACGTATGAACCTAAAATTATAAATGGTCTTGGTGAATTTATCGGTGCTTCCATGTCGTAAACTTTTACAACTTGCCCCGAACTTGTTATGGAGTTTCCTATCGCTGTAACGTAAGCTTTCCGTAATTCATATCCTGCCCATTTCATAACTTCAAATCTTTAATAATCTTCTCTAAATCTGCTTTAAAAATTGGCACTTCACTTGCCCAGCTTGGAATCAAAAATGGTCTTGGCTTCATTCGACCTTTGCCGTTAACAAAAAAACTCATCGCCATTTTATCAAATCCTTCCGGAACTTTTACAAACTGCCCTGTTCCAAACTCTACATAAGGTGCATAATCTTCTGTCGCTGAAATTCTGCCTATCAATCCGTTTTTATCAATTTTTGACTTAATGCTTTGCTTTAGTTTTCCTTTATCTACCGGAACGATTAAAACAGCTTTTAGTTGTATGTTTTGAG